CTTTCGCTGTTTTGCAGTTGTGTCTAGCTCTGAAGTTCGCCCGACGTTTAGGGTTCTTGTGTTTGGTGAAATCGCTATAATCACGGTGGCCGTATGAGACTTTCTTGATCTTGTCTCCTTCTTTACCTAACACGACAAACTTCTTTTTAGATCCTTTTGGCGCACGCTTCGGTTTATTGAAGCCCGCGTAAGTCTCACCGTGGTATTGGATACGGCCAGACGGGAGCCTCTTGAAACGCTTATTCGCCACAGGCAGAAGATACAGTTTTTATTGAAAACTGTCAATCTTCGGGATACGGGCTAGACCCCACTTTGAAAACTTTTTTCTAGCTCCTTAGTACTTAAATAGTATATTTAAATACTAATAGTCTATAGAAAAGTTTTCAAAGTGGGGTTTAGGTAAACGTTTAAACGTAAACTTTAACAGACAAACTCACGAAAGTAACTGAGTATCAGGGTTTTGTAACGAATCCCGAAGCGTTTTTATCGAAACCTGTTTCCTGAATCCCGAACCCTTTTCGTCCTTCGGCGGGTCAACGGCCACCATTCCGAGTCTCTGACGAGCGCAATCGAGCGCGAGAAATGCGGCATCAGCTAAGTCAGGAGACCTACCGAAGCGTGATTTGAACTCTAATTTTGATTCGATCTTCACTTTAAGGGAACCAGTTTTCACCATATCGTAGTTTCTGGCACACATCTCTTTGGCTAAATCCGACGATATTCCGTAGATCTGGCGCGTCCGCATCAGCTCCTTACCGACGAACCAGAGTTCTGACACTCTATTAGTGTAGAGTTCTTCGCCTGTAAGCTGGCTGTTCATGCTGACTCTCTTGTCGGAAGCTTTTCCGCCAAAGGTAACGCGCATGAACGAACTCTCCCACTCGCCAGCCAGAACGTCGCAGAAGGGCGCACCTGCACCAGTGGAGTCGAGAGCCACATTGTTAGCAGAGATATTCCTACGTTTACAGTGATCGATAATCTGGTGGACGATCTGGTAGGTTCGCGGAACCGCTTTGTTTGTGGCATCATCATTGAGGTGTATGGCTTCTCCTAACTTGCAGACGTATTGGCCGTTACGAGCGTAGCCAACTTCAGCGGTATACATAATAGTCCTATCGCCGCCGTTCGTGAAAGCCGGATCGATTCCAGCAACGACGGTCGGCCTGTCCGCCCAATCGACTTCGCCCATCGAACCGCTCTTAGCCATCTCAGCTTCTGAGTATATTCCGGTTGTCTCGTCGGAGTCGAAGAAGATGGCGCGGACCATCCGCATGTATCCTCTGGATTCCGGCCCTAACAACAATCGATCCTCCTCCAGCTTTTCGGCGGTTGGTAGCCAAGGATACTTAACCTCACCTAGCACAATGTTAGGACTTCGTTCACCGTCGAGTCGAATATACTTACCACCCCACTTCGTTGTCCATTCATCAGCGGTCTGTGTATCGATGGCTTCCCAACCCTTCTTTGGTTCTGACCAAACACCGAAAGCGTCGAATCGGCTGTTCGGGTTGGACATACCGATCATCTGGAAGAATGGGTTCTTCGATAAGTTGGTCAGGCCAGCCTGTAAGATACTTTCAGAAAGTTCTGAAAGTTCATCACCAATCATAATTACGCGTTTCTGCTTGATACCAATAAACTTGCCTATTGCCTCTCGCGTCTTCGACTTCTCTGCCGCGATAAGCGATAATCCAGCTCTTTCGATAAGCGTGCCGTTCTCATCTACATACGCTGCGTTACCGATTGAATCCCGTATCTTGATTGGCGCACCATCGATCACGGACAACAGAGACATGACTGAACCCCAAATCCTTTTTCGTGCTTCCCGTAAGGTGGTAGAGGTCATCAGGACCAGTGTGTCACGAGGCTGGCTCAACCATTGGACGATACCCCATGCGGCCATCGTGTGTGACTTACCACTACTGGCGGAACCTCCGATAGCTAGATACTTATCCTTTAGAGCAGCCCGAATCATTTTTTCTGCCCAAGGATGGCGGACCATCATCGGCTCCGGCAGCTCTTCGCGATTCCAGAGTTCGTCGCAGATTCTCCAGAAGTAGAACTCCTTAGCTTTATTATTAGGGTGGTGGGCGAACCCGTATAATAAAGCGGTCAGCGTGCTAGTAGGCTGGATCATGAGCCCACCTACGTCCATCTGCTTAGATTGCGGGTCGATGCGCGGCTCTAGAACACGCTTGCGCTTTTCTGCTTCGGAGGGCATAATTTAATGGATGTCTGAAAATCCTATACGGGAGTGCGAGGCTGAAGCCTTGCGCCTTAACAAAGAAGGTTACAGTAATGCGGCTATAGGTCAACACATTGGAGTCCACCGCAATACGATACGTAAGTGGTTAAAGAAACACGGAATCGCTGCAAAGATAAACGGGGACATAGTAGACGGCAGAGTTCTCGACAACTTGATACACAACACCAAAGTCAAAGACGAACACCATAAACCGGACGCCGATAAGGACCAGCTCAAAGAGGACGTTGAAGAACACTTCAACGATACTGTAAGTTCAGCCATTGTTGAAGAACGGTTCCGTGCATCTAAACAAGAGGACGTTACTCTGAACGAAATCGCAGAAGCGCAGAACTCTCCGGCTGATAAATACCAGCACTACATCGCAGCAGCCGGAATTAAGTTGTTGCGCGACTCTATGAAGACGCTGCGTGGGCCTAAGACGATTCGTGAGATGTCAGAACTCGACCAGCTCATTAGGCGTAACTTAGGACTCAACGCTAAGACTGGCGGCGGAAGCAGTAAGATGCAGATCGATATCTCTATCCTAAATAACTCCAAAGCAGATAAAGGCGGAGGAGCGATTAGGCAGAAAAAAACGATTGACGCGGAGACCGGAAAAGAGATTTAATAGCGTTGCAATGTTCCAAGATCGTGAGCCAGAGGTAGGTCCAAAGTTTATTACCCGAATAGATGAGGGGGCGGATTTCCGTTTTCCGGTGGATACCGCTGACGGTCTTTGGTATCGCGTAAAGCCTTCTACGGCCCGTGAAGTATTCTACTTGCAGTCTCTGCCGAAAGGGATCAGGGTCTTAGTTCCAGCAGAGGGTGACGGCCTTCTAATCAGAGGAGATTCAATACCAGCAAAATGAAACCCGAAACCCTATTCCGTTTACACGAAGAGACGTGTAAGAAAACGCTCGAAATTATGCGGGCAAAGAACAGCGACTACTGCGGTGGTGCTGAGACAATCGATGCCCTTGCGAACTTCAAATCAGCGAAGTCGTTGGGCCTCCATCCGGTTACAGGATTGCTGTTAAGGATGCAGGATAAACTGATGCGGATTAAATCATTCGTGAACGATGGCGAGTTGAAGGTAGCTGGCGAATCAGTTGATGACGCGTGTGAGGATCTCGTGAACTATTCGATTCTCGCGAAAGCCTTACTAAGTGAGGAGCGTGAGTGTGGCACCTGTAGTAATCCTGTTTCTGGTGGCGAGTGCGACAATTTGTATTGTCCTGAAAAATCTTAATTTAAGTGTTATGGAGATAAACGATATAATATTCAAGACAAAGATCAGTGACTACTTCTATGTGGTGACTAGATATAAAGGCAAAGGGGAAAAAAGACCACTCGCTAAAAAAGAGGATCTAAAGGAAGTAGACATCTACCACGCAGTAGCCTACCGCGAAATTTACAGTGGGGCTATGTGTGGCGTTGGGGATTATGAGGGGACGAGGATTACGGGCGATGAAGACATTGAAGGGCGCCACCTTGAAATGTGCGCTATCTATAAAAAACGTCTTGGAAAAGGTGGTGAGTGGGAAGGGGACGATAGACCTCTCGCGGAACAATACCCATCCTCTAAAAAGAAAATAGAGCGGGCCAAAAAAGAGCAAGACGCTTTAGAGGCTCTTGAAGTATGATCGTCGGGATCGACAACGGATTAGATGGCGGACTTTGTGCAATATCTAAATTTGACGGTAGCCTCATCGATAAGATTAGGATGCCGACTCTTCAGATGTCGAAGAAGAAAGAGATTGATATCCGTAAAGTCCACCAATGGTTGATGGACTTAAACACACCTTTTATCTTTGCGGTAGAGGAGCCGTTAGCCCACGCGAAGAGCAGCCAAGCGGTGCGATCAATGGCGATCTCGTTTGGTAAGTTAGTTGGGATGGCTGAGTCCCACGACTACGAAAACATAATGCGCGTGTCCGTTCACAAGTGGCAGAAAGTTATGTTGGGCAAAGTCCCTAAAGGGAGGACTAAAGAAGTCGCCCTGAATCTCGCCCACCAGTTAGAGCCATCAGAGAACTGGCTAGCTAATAAACGGTGCCGGACGCCGCACGACGGTATGATCGACGCCTACCTTATTGCCCGATATATTTGGGGTAGTAGAAAAAGTTGAACTTTTTCTGGACATAGTAAGTCGTCTCAATTATTTGTCTGTGTATAGACAATAAATGAAGACACTATATCCAAAACAGCAAGAGGCGTTCGACTTCTTTTTAGCGAAACATAAGTTAGGTTTAAACTCCCTCGACACGAGCCATGTCGG